CAAAACTAAATTATTGGTAGCTTCATCCGCAAAAATATCATTATTATTTTTAAAAAAAAAGCCATCTGCAGAATCCTTTAAGTGCAGTCCTGTTATTTTCTTTATCGCACCAGATGAATCTTCAAGTAAAAAAATATCATCATCAGCCACTGTAGTTACTGCTGTTTGTTTACTTATATTCACATTAATTGTTTTTTTAGCTTTACTATTATCCAAAACAGAAATAGCATCACCAGCGATTATTTGTTCAATCGCCACACCTTCTAAGCCATTTAATGACCTTATATTTGTTGGTAGTCCCGATAAACTTCTGAATGACATTATACTATTATATTTTATTTTTATTTTCCATTTTTTTATTTTCCAGATATAATTTATGTTTGGCTTTATATTTTTCAATGCAATCCAAGCACATTAAATATTTATTTAAAATTTGGCAATCTTTGCATTTAATCAAAAAAGTTTCTGGATTTATTTTAAATTTTTTTTTCCTCTCAACTTGGGGATTAAAACAAAAAAATTTATCATAAAAAAATTTAAAAACTACAATAAAACATTTTAAAAATAATTTAATAACTAATCTTATCATTAAATTATCTTGGGAAATTATTTTTAAATTTCAATCTAAATCATCGGGATCAATATTCATAAAATTCATTATACACTCACTTAAAGAACTTCTTGCATGTTCCAATAAATATATATCTTCATTTTTGTCAGCGTAACGTACTAAACCATAAATACCACATATAAATTTTTTAAGTTCAGCGATTTCTTTATTTTTTTCCCTTATCCTAGATTCGAAATCTTTTGACATTTCTAATAATTCGCCTTCCATTAAAATAAACAGAGATATTATTTTTATCATAAAATGTATTTGTTTTAAATTCATTTTTTATATCTTACTATATAATAAATGTTTATGTTTCATAGTAGAATATTAACTCCAAAAGAATATGAAAAAATTTTGAAAATTTCTAGGGAAACCATAGCCAGAGATTATTTCAAGCAGATTCAAAAACAAAATAATTATTTATTTTTCAGAAATAAATTTTTTACTTAACTTTATTATAAACTAGCTCAGCTGTATTTTTACTATTCATCATTCCTTCCGCTAATTCTTTTTTATCTTTTTGGGATAAATCATTATTTTTGTAAATATGAGTAGTATAAATACTTCTTAGCAGAGATGATGATATATCTTTATTTAAATACTTTTTGAAAATTTTTTGTAAATATTTACTTATTCCATTTGCAGTCATGGGAGTATTATTAGAATTATTTATTAATAAAAATCCAGTCCCATTTATTTTTACCCATTTATTTATCAATCTTCGTAATTCCATATCTTTCACTGGGATATTTAGTTCACCTTTATATTTGGATGTTTTAAATTCATTTAATTTAAAATATGGTGCACCTTTTTTCACAACAAAATAATTTTTATCTTTATCCATTTGTTCCCCTTCCTTGATGACTTTCATATCTGCAAAATCATTTCTGGGTACTGGAAAATCTTTCCCAGAGTATAAATAAAGAACTAAATATTGTTGTATCATATCTTTTTCTTTGGTTGTTAAATTTTGTTTATTTAATAATCCACTAGCCTCTTTTTTTAACCTTTTTAATAACTTTAATACATCGGGATAATCAACCCAATTTTTTTTTTGTTTTTCACTTTTTTCATTATCTTCATAATTATCCATAACTTTATTTTGTAACTCTTTTACTTTTTGCCTATAATCATGTATTACTTTTTCATACTTTTTATTATCAGATAATAATGCCACTACTATTGCAGATAAATAATTTTTTTTGGTATGAACCATTTTATCATTTAATTTTTGCAAAACTTCATCAATGTCTTTTAAAAAATCTAATGATTCAATTTCTGCATTACCATTAATCATTTTATGTAATTTTGTGATATTTTGTACATATGCTTTTAAAGTGGAATCAGATATTTCTGGTTTTACTTTTTTTATTATTTTTCCTATATCCATTTTTTATTTATATTAAGATATTTTTTTTAAATTAATTATCATAAATCAATTTTTAATATATTAAAATATATGAAAAAGAGTGAAAATAAAATATGTCACTATGTCACTTTTTTTTCAAAAATCGCAAAGTGTATATAGAAATTATAATTTTCCCTAGGGACTTTGCATTTTTGTGATTAAAAGTGACATAGTGACATATTTTGAAAATATTAAATATCAGATATTATTTAATTAAAATTTTTTAATATTAATTGATTAAATTTTTTAAACATCCTTTTTGCTTTTGGAATTTGTAAATTAATAAATAAAAAATTATGGGGCTTATCAAAAACATATTCATATAATTGATTTGCCTCTTTACGATCAAGTGGTGTAAATTCATCCCTGATTATTTCCTTTTCAGCTTTAGTACTATCAAAGAAAAATACTTGATTTGCTTGAGATCTGATTGTAAGAGGAACACTCTTTATCTTTTGTGTAACTATCCATATTGCAACAGATGAATATCTCCCAAGAATATGCCTACCGTTCATCACTAATTTTCTGAAAACTGATAGTGCTTTTCTGTTGGTGTTTATGTAGTTCACCGCATCGTCTAAAATAATGAGAACTCGGTGGGGATCATCTTCCTCACCTTGACCCTCTTCGGAATCTATAATATCTTGTAAAATAATTTCAAGTGGTTCTTTATCTAAATTTATGATTTTATCATCTGGGAGATTAAGATCCATAGTATCACTAGGAGAAATATAATAAACTGAATTAAATACATTATTGTATAAATTATCCTCCCTAGTACCGTTTAATAAAGTTTTGATTAATGAAGATTTCCCAGATGCTGGGAGACCCACAATCAGCGTCAAATTTACAAAATTAAGAAAATCACTTAGGTTTTCAGGTCTATCTGCAGTATGAAATTTTGCTCCCCTGGATTCAATACCAGATTCTTTTTCAATAATTTTCATGATAACTTATATATATAATATTTTATTTTTTAGTTTTTTTTTGTTTCTGTTTTTTTCATGAGCATATCAAAAAGTTGTTTATTCCTAGTTTCAGTATTAATTATTTTATCATCTATAGTTTCCAATCTTTTATTATTAGTAGTTACTTGTGCATCAGGATTAAATATAAATTCAGCTACTAAAATTAAAGTATAAGGGATGGAATTAAAATCGACTGTATTATCATTATTATCACTAAATTTAATTTCAATATTTTTAATACTATTTGCACTTAATTTATGTTTAAAGGGATTTGCATCCTCAGAATAATATAAAATACTAAAAGGAGATAAATTAACAGGAATGATTAATAGCTCACCTCCATTTATTGCACCTGTTGTACTTTGAATATTATCTCCCACGAGATTACTTTTTAAATGCAAAGAATCAAGCCCATCTGCAGTATCAACTTGTAAATCAGATGTAGCACTTGTTGTTGTTGTAAATTCTACATCTGCATCAGAAAATCCTAATACTCTTCTTATTGAATCGGAAGCAAATGCTCCTGTATTAAAATTTAAAGTAGTTTTACTTGGATTTGTTCCACTAGCGATTAAAAATGATGCTTTATTAGTATTAACATCATAACTAAGAGTATATTTGAAATCGTGACCAGCATTAGGGTCACAAGTACTATCTGAAGTCGCTGAACTGCTTGTTGTTATTTCAACAGCAGAAGTAAAACCTATTACTGGTCCAACGCTAGTACTAGCAAAAATCCCTCCCGAAAAAAGTAAGTTTGTTTTTTGAACATCTGTACCACCAGTTAATGCAAAAGTTACTTTATTTGTGGTTGAATCAAAAGTTACATTATATGTAAAATTAAATCCTACAGCTGATGAAGCAGTTTCCATTCGACTTTTAAGTTCAGTACATAACTCGGGAATTGTATAATCCTTTGATGTAAGTGTTAATGTATATTCTGCAAATGCTCCAGTGGTTTTTGTTTCTTTAAATTCGAATTTATTATTAGTTGAATTAATTGTCTGGCCAGCTGAATCCATATCAGTTTGTAAAATTGTTAATAGTTCTGTAATACTGTAATTACCATCGGGTACTGTTATGGTATTTGAAAAACTATTTCCCCCAGTTTGTAGTTCCGTATATTGAAATTTATTATTATTTTGATTCGCTGATATACAATAAAAACTAAAAGGTATAAATGCTTTCTTTAAATATATTAATAAATCTTCATCTTTTCTTGCTACTATTTCTTGTTCCAATTCAAAACTTTTATGTCCATCTAGAGAACCTATTTTAGTACCTCTTTTAGAATTTAATATGATTTCTATGGGTTGTCTGGGAACATATCTAATTTTATTTACGTCACTCATTATTATTATTATATAATATTTTTAAGTGTCGATTTTAATATTTGACTAACAAAATCGACATGCTAATTTTATTCGTTGAAAATTAAATAGCAACCATTCCAAGTTCTTCTTCATCGAATGCTGGAAATGTCTCTCCTGGTTGAGGTTGTCTGGGTGGCTCGAATAAAGGATTTAATCCAGTAGTTGGAATTGGTTCGCTCATCGTTCTTTCTAACCTTTCTTCTTCGCGGAAGGGTGTCCCAAGTCTTGTCCCCCGTGTTGGGGGATTTTCTGCTATTGTCTGTGCAGATAGAGTTCTTTCACGAAGACCTATCTCTCCAGATTTTCTAGGTGGTGCCTCAACCGCATCCAACAGATCCATCATTTGTTCAGTAGTGCGAGAAACAGGAGCAGAAGATCCTAAATCTGAAGGTAAATTTCTATCTTGTGTAGTAGCTAAAGATCTAGCTCTGGTGCTTGAATCTGTTTGTGTAATTAATGAATCAGCTGAATCAGTTTTTTCTCCTCTCTGTATCGGGATCCCCCGTTGCAATTGTGGGGTCTCTTCTGAGACTACATCTCCCAATGCCAATCTTCGCTCTCTTAAAGCATTTAAATCTGCATCATCTAAAGCACTAGCACTCTCAGCTACCCTTTGCCCTGCGTGAAATTGTTCTGCAGTTTCAGTCCTTTCTCGATCTCTAGACCTCAGTTCAGGTAATCTATTTCTTATACTGTTAGATCTTCTCTCCTCTATCCTGGCTGTCAATCGATCCATTCGATCCCTTAATCTATCAAGCTTAGCTTCCTTAAATTCTCGTTCATTCCTTTCCATTTGTTCTCTTGCGTAATCCTCCCGTGCTTGGTTTCTTCCTGCAACTGAATCATCTACTGCATCTCTTAAATTTTGGGTTGTACTCAGTCTGCTACCCTGGTTTTCAAACAAATCTACTAAATTTCTTGCATTTTGTCCTTCTTCACGAGCACGTGCATAACTCCTATATATTGCACCACCCCCTAATAACGCACCAGCACCAATTAAACCACCGCCTACCCATGAATTACTCACCCTACTTATCAATCCTTGATCTTGTAATTCTTCAGTAGTCATTTGTCTTGGGGCTTGTTGTTCTGGTTGTGTTTGATTTTGCACAGGTTCTGCTTGTAAACCGCCTGATCCACCCATGTCAGGTGGTCTTGTTGGGGCTGGTGTTGGAGCAGGTGATGGTTCCTGTGGAGCACCTGGACCTTGTGAACCAGTTCTTGGGGCTTGATTCAAATCGATAGGATTTTGATTTATATCTGAAGCTCTTCTATTCATAAATCTCTTAAAATAATCATAAATATTATTTAATCCATCTTTAGTTACATTATAAGTTGCTAATAATGTTTCTTTACTAGGTAAAATTTCCTGAACTGATTTTGCAAAATCGGATGTTTTTTCATATAAATTATCTATATCAGAAATGTCTAATGTACTGTTATTATATTTATCTTTTGCATTTAAAAATGCTTCTTTGGCTTTGTTAAATTTTGTTGCTGGACCCTCAGCAGTTTTTTTAGCTTTTTGAACCTGATCTTTTAAAATCCTTTCTGGTATTGTACCAATAGTAGCTGGATTCAGAGCTGTTTGAATAGGTTGTCCAGTTACTCTTTCAATTTGTCTCCCACCAGCTTTTAACATGTTTATCAGATTAGATAGCTCACCTTTTGATTTAGCTTCTGTAGTACGTTTTGTTAATCTTTTCTTAATTTTTTCATATTTTTTAGGATTTTTTTCTTCTTTCTTTTTTTTCTTTAAGTACTTCCCAGCCAAATCTTTTAATTCCAATTTTAATTTTTTTATTTCATCTTTTTGTTTTTTTAATTGTGTATCTTGTTTTTTATCTTTAGTTTTTTGAATCTTAGTATCTTTTTTATCCTTACGTTTGTCCATTGTTATATATATTAACAATTTTAAAATTATAATTATTTAATAAATTTGAAATCGAATATATATAAAGTTTAATTTCTTATTATATATATAAATAAAAAATGCCAAACGAAATTTGCCCAACCATTATTAACATGATTGATGAAATCAAAGAAAAGATTTCTAATGCGGAATATAAAAAAATATGTGATGAACTGAAAGTAATCCATGAAAAACAAAAATCTGATGAGACTGAATATTATTCCATGGAATATGAAATAATTGAAACTGTTACTCATGCTTTCTTTTGCGATTGTTGTCAAAATATTAAAAATTTAACTTCTATTTCCCAAAAATTATGCTTGTGTGTACCGTGCATAAAAAAATGTGATGAAAATGATAAACTTAATTGTTCTAAAGATGTCCTAATTAAAATATTTAAAGATGGATTCGTTCATGAATGTAATTTATTCAAAGCAATAAATTTCTTGGAAGGTCATAATTTTGATATAAATTGTTCATTAACTGCTTCTGAACATACAAACGATTCAGATGAGTTTGATAAAAGAAAAATAGTTAGGGTTATTTCATTTTCTAAAATAGTCCTTTAAGTGCTGATCCTAATGCGCGACCAGCCTTTTTTATACCACCTTTTGCTCCTCGACCTATTTTTTTTGCTACTTTACTTGCTCCAGACATAGGGACTAAACTTAATCCCGAAAAGGCTGTATCGATTATTACTTCTGGGTCTCCACCTGCTAGTTTTTTCTGTAATCCTCGATCTCCTGCTAATTCTTCGAGATAACCAATACCAGTAATTGGAGCCAAAGCGATATCAGCCGATAAACTGATTGGTGATAAAAATCCAGCCCCTCCCATTTTTTTAGCTAATGGATCATTAGCTTGTATTGTTTTTGCTGGGACTTGTAAAGCCCTACCCACTGTTCTTAATCCACGCATGAATCCTTTCCCAAAACCTTTTGAAAATACATTACGTTTTAATCCTTTTTTTACTACACCAGCGCCAGATTTAATTCCTTTTACTGCTTTTCTTGTAATATTTCTAACACCAGATGCTAAACTATCCAAAAATCCCATTTTATATATATATAATATTATATTATTTTTATTTCATCTTTATTTTTACATTTTTCAGTTTTTTGATGTCGTGCTAAATTTGACCTTGAAACTATCATGCCACATTTTTCACATTTTATTTTTTCACTTCTTTTTCCTTTTATTTTATCAAGATTTTTTGCATACCAAATTTTCCAATACTCCCCTTTTTCCCTAATTGGAATATTATTATTAATGTTTGGTTTCAAATTTTCTATCCAATATCTTTCTCTGCTTAATACATCTTTATAATTTTCAGTTTCTAATTCTTCTAATATTGAATATTTCATTTCATTTAATCGATTTCTAAAAAAATCACATCTTATTTTGGCGACACGATTATTTCTAATATCATATTTATGTTCCGAAATCCTTTTTTTAATATCTCTAATTGTTGATCCTATATAACAATTATTCTCATCTAAATACAATTTATAAATTTTCCCTTTTTTTAACATTGACGACTATAAATTTTCCATAGATTATAAAATATTCAAAAAAAACGCACTTTTATGTTTTTTCTCACTTTTAGATTAATTATCACACATAAATAAATCTAAAATGTTACAAAATTTATAATAAAAATTAATTTTTATGTCTTAAATCATCATTCTTAGATTAATTGTAACACTTTGTTTTTTTGTAATACTTATTTTTTTTGTACTTTTTATATTTATTAACCAAAAATAGATTTTAATCCTATATCAATACCTGTAAATTTAGGTTGAGATTTAGTTGGAGGTTTTATTGGATCTACTGGCTTTTCTTTTTCTAAATGAGGTTTTTCAATACTACGATTTAATTTTACTTTCTTTTTTTTAACCATTTATATTTATAATATATTTTTAATTACAGTTGGTACTCTTGAAAATTTACCTATTAATCCACCACCTGCTTGTAATCCAGCTCGGGCTAATTTAATATTATCCCTCGATTTTGTAGGTAACTGATCAATTAAACCACCAACTGCTCCCCTTGCTAATGTGGTTGGTTTACTTAATTCTGTTATTTGAAATTTTGGATCTATAGCACTGCTGACAAAATCTAATAATCCCATTTTGTTTATATATTAGTATAACATTTATTTTTTTCTTTTTCTTAACATATCTCCTCCTATTTTCCTTTTTGGAGGTTGCTTTTTCTTTTTCATCATCATCGACATTAACATGACAGGTTTCTTTCTTTGCATCATCATAACAGTAGGTCTTGCTAAAATACCTTCACCCATTGAAATCATCTCTTCCATCCTCATTCCAGCCATTTTATAATTATTAATAATATAATAAATTTGATTTCCACTTAAAAATAAAATGTTGTAAATATATATAATATGCCAGGACCAGGAAGACCAAAAGGTGCAAAAGGGAAAAAAGAAAAATCAGCAATTCAAACAAAAGCTACCCCTAAAGAAAGACAGGCTTTAAATGTATTAAGAGATATAAAATTAAAAGATTTGAGAAAAGGAACAGGTCCTGGGAGACCGATGATGCCAACCAAGGGAGGTAAATTATCCAGAGAACAATTAAATAAAATGAGAGATGAACTATTAAAAGATGTAAGAAAAGATTTGGGAATGAAAGCAGGAAGACCTAAAAAAGCGATAACTCAGTTTCGTGAAAAAAAATAAATTTAATTAATATGATTGAATTAATTATAGGGGGAATAATATTTTTTGTAATGGCGATATCTATTAAATGTATTATTAGTCATCGTCATTATCGTCGCCTTCGTTGGCATAAATTTCAAAAATTATTTTATTGATTTATAATGAATAAGCATATTTAATGCATCTAATTGTAAAATCAATTTTTTTAATTTTATCAGCTTTTTCTATATCATTCATTGTTGTTTTTTCCTTAATTATTTTAATTCTATCCTGATAAAATTCAATTTGTGATTCAGCCATTTTTATTTCATCTGTATAAAAATAGTGATTAAATAAATTGTACATTAATTATTATTAATATTTTATTTTTACATTTCAATCATATCCATTTCAGATTCAGTTAATCTCCTTTTAACTTTTTTACCTCCTACATTAGGTTTACCTCCTGGCTTAAATTTCCCTCCCCTTTGTAGTTTTTTAGAAAGTTTTGTTGGCGCCTGTCCACCCTTTGATATTACTTTTTCAACACCTGTAGCACCACGGGTTTGTCCAGTAACTTTAATATTCATTTTCCCTAATGCATTCATAATCCCGCTTTTTATTCCCTTTACTAGTTTCCCAACACCACGACTTAAGCCTTTGATTACTTTCCCAGCACCACTCTTCAATCCTTTTATTCCCTTTATAATTTTTGGAGCAGTTGCTTTCGCCATTTTACCTATAAAACTTAATAAGCTCATCTTTTATATTTTTATATTAGAATTTAATTTTATCTTAATATTCCTTTTCAAGTTTTTCATTATTTTCCCATTATTCCGTTTCACTCCTTCTAATATTTTATTTTTATTAAATTTAGTTTGTTTCATTGGAACAAATCTTATTGGAACTATTATATCTTTAATATTATTCATGTTTAATAAGTGTGGCATCCTATATATATATTTATATTATTTTTTTCCTTCAACTATTCCTGCAGTAACTGCGCCAGAAACTGCTGCTGTTCCAAGACCTAAACCTGCTCGACCTGCGTATTTTACTGATTGATCAACTACTATATTTGAACCTCCTTCTTTGATTATATTATTAACTAAATCTTTTGATTTACCAGCAAGTTTACTAGCATTTCTACTAGCCCATGCTCCCCAAGTTTCACCTGCTCTTGCATTTTTCACTAAATTGTTTAATGCTGATTTTTGTTGTTTTCTTGCCATTAATTTACCAAGTGGTCCTGCTAATCTTTCCGCACTATCTTTTGATAATGCTCTCTTTCCTGATCGTGTTTGCCATCTTGAAAATTGTTTAAAGAATGTTTCTACTTTTTCACTTGTCGTTCTTCCGACAGGTGCTTTTGTTATCATAACCTTACCCTTTTTTGTAATTCCCATTACTTGTGGTTTTTTCGGAAACGCTGCTGCTTTTGCTCTTGTAAAACTATCAGGTAATGATTTAATTTGTGCACCTAGCCTCTTAAATCCTCGAGATGCTTTTATAGCTCCCCGTTTAATACCTTTGGCTATCTTACCTGCACCACGACTTAATCCTTTTACTAGTTTTCTTCCTAGTCCTTTAATTAAACCTCCACGTAAAATAGATCCCCCTATTGATCCTAATAAACTCATTTATATATTATAAATATATTTTAATTATCATTGTATATGAAATTATACAATGATAAGATTGGGAAAATGAATATTATACTAATGGAAACAAATCATCTGGAATACTACCAGTTTCATCCCAAAGAGGTCCATCAGCCAATTCATGAGTAGTATATAATCTATAAAATTCATACATGACTTCTTCATGATTTTTATGTTGTTCAATTACCCTATGTTCATAAGAATAGTTATCCCAAACTTTTTCCATGATTTTTTCTTGGATATCTTCAGGAAAGTTATCAAAGTATTCTGGTGTATTCATATTATATTATATATATACATGGTGTCTTTCCCTTATGTGGAAATCATCCCTTAAGTGGAAAATATAATATAGTGTCATTTGATAATGTATTGTATTAATCTAGTCATTCTTATGAATTATGATATCATTTATTTAGTTTTATATTGGGTTTATATCATTTTTCCAAAAAGAATGACTGCATAAATAAAAATATATTTAATATAAACGACGTTTGTAGTGCCAGTTCTTTCCTACTACTAAATCACCTTTGAACATTACTGGGTTTGCAAGGGGTGTCGTATTAGGAAGGCTTAATGAGTGAGGGCTCTGTTGTCTCTTGTTCCTTGGTTTGGGTCTTTGAAAAGGCATCTTGTTTATTATTACTTAACATTTTTTTTTTATCCATCTTAAGTTTTATTTTCCACATTTTTTTTAAATGAGCTAAATGTCTTTCATTTGTTTTTATATGTTTTTCAAAATTTCTTCCTAATGCATCCAATTTGATTATATCCCCACATATACATTTTAATTCTTGATTCCATTTCATTTTAAAAAAGATATATATATTTATCTTTATATTCCTGTAGGAGCTAAATTATATCTGGGATATAAAATGAGCTATATTATGGAATATTTTGTGTAAAGTATATTATCATGGTATAATTTCATATACAATGATATTATTTTGAAAAATCAAAATCATCCATTAATTTATATCTGGGATATAAAAATGAGCTAATTTATATCTGGGAGATAAAATTATTTAGAAGAAAACACACGTTTATTTAACGGAATACATGCGACCATCCGCGGTAAAGTGGATACTCATGTCGATGGAAGTTATAAAGTCCACACGATGTGCATTGGAGACTGTTGCTCGGAAGTTAGGTCTGAAACTCATCTGGCCAACTGTTGTAAGGTTGGCGCCACTATAGACTGAGGGGTTAGTCGCTGAGTTAAAGTCCTCCAAAGGCAAACCTGCAACGAATTTACACGCAGTTCCGATAGTATTAGAGTAAAACAATGTTCCTGTACCAGCGGGAGTTACTAATGTATCATGGTTGATACTTCCGATTTGACCCAGACAATCGAGGACTTGTGCGTAAGCCTGAGCATAATTCTGAGCATTAGCGGTGTTATCAACCTGGATAGGTTGGCTAGGAAGAGTTTTACCAGAAATTTCCCAAGAGTATTCTTGGATGGAGCCACCAGACCTATTTCTGATGGAGTGTTTTGCGATATCGGTTATATCCGCTTCAGCACGGATTGTTGCGAGGATATATTTTGCAGACCTTGGGTTTACGCTAAAAGGAATGTTTGTTACACCAGCACCAGTGCTCGCCGCGATCTGGGCTTGGTTGTGCAAGAATGATTCAGTTATGTAGTTCACACCAGTTGCTCCAGCTTCCATAAGAGTTTGTTCAAAGGATTCATTGAACATCTGGTTGAATCGGATTTGTTTGGCTCGGATTTGCACATTTTCAACTTTATATCCACCAGTACAATTTGCTGGGGTTTCACATGTAAGCGCTGTCGCCGCATCTTCTAATTCCAAGACCAAACTGACGGATTGTCCTACCAAATAACCTAAAGGCAGGAGGTATTGACCAGAGGTAAAACCAGTCATGAGGCGATCAACTAAAACAATGTTACCGCCATCAGCTAACGCTGCTCCCGCTGCGCCTTGCACAAAAACTGATGAGGCATTAGCGGGATTACCGTCTGGAGAACCACCAGCTAAAACTTGTTCCACCGATTGCTTGTGATTATTTCCATAAGAATAGTCATCCATGACTGCACTTATGAGGTTATAATTGTTTATGTACTCTATCTGTTCCCCCTGACTATTAAGTACAGATACTGATTTAATTAAATCAGATAAAGTAGGATTTACTTTTGAGTCATCAGCATCGGAACCACTGTCAAAAGACCTATTTGTAAATTTTAATGATAATACGGAATCACTCCAATCGATCCAGCTTTTATCGGCGACTGGGAGATTAATTCTTATAAATTTGTTGCTTGCGGGGTTATACTCAGTTAATTCCGATCGGAAAATAACTAACTCGGATTCTGCGGATACCCCTTCCACAGGATTATTTGAAAACATGACTTGGTCTGGTGTGCTCATTGTTTATATTTATCTATAACATTTTATTTTTGATGTTGTTAAAAATAGGAATTAATTAATGTATAAATACAAAAGACTAAAATTGGATTATTATAAGTAAAGAACAAAATTTTTAGTATCATTATTATTACGCTATATATTCTTTTAAAACAGTAATTATCCCATTTTCTTTTTCAATCATATATTGTTTTTCATCGGATATATTGGGATGTAGTTTAAATAATATATTTCTGGTTATAGTATCCAAATAATAATACCTAGTAATTCCTAAATCATCACATTCTTTAGAAATTAAATATTGTTCATTAAGGAGGTTATTTGTTAAAATATTTTCCATTTATTTAAACAAAGAAAAAAATTATGCAAAACAGTATTTTGTTGTAGTTTTTTTAACATCTTCAAAATCTAAATTCATCTCCATCATTTCATTAAATGACCATAATCCCTCATCAGTTTTATATTGCATTTTTAAAAATGTATAAAAGAAATTATTAATATGTTTTTCAGGGATACCTTTTTTTAATAACATGTTTTTAACTATTTTCATATATTTTGCGTCATCGACTATTGAATAACAAAAAAGATTATATGCATAGATGGGATCTTCAAAACATTCCATCATTGATTCATCTTCATCCAACATTCGTGATTTGAATTTCTTGAAATCTTTTTTTAATATATCCCAGATTTTATCCCATGATTTATTTTTCGGATTTATTTCCATTTTATATATATCCTATATATTCTTTTTTTAAATATTTTATCGCTGAATAAATTATAATGGAAGGATATGTAAATTTCCAAAAAGATCCCTGGGATATATATTATGAGCTTATGGATATCCTGGAAAATAGTTATATATTAATGAACAGAAACAGAGTGAATGTAACTGGACTTTCACACATAAATTATCGCCAATCACCAGTGACTAATGCAAAACAAAAAAAATATGAAAAAGTTGGTTTTCCGATTCAGAGTCAAAATTTTGGATTAGTTAAAAACAGAAATGCAACTGCAGATAAAAGATATATTCCTAGTAAAAATAATACAAGACATCCAGAATTGTATCAAAAATTAAAAGAATTAATTGAAATTATTGATCCCGATTTTGAATATACCACAATCACTTTAAATAAAAATGTATTATGCAAACCTCATTATGATGCAAATAATTTATCTCCCAGCATTATTATTTCGCTTGGCGATTTTAGTGGCGGGGAACTAAATGTGGAAGGAAAAAAATATGATATAAAAATGCAACCATTAAAATTTAATGGGAGTAAATTAAAACATTGGACTGAACCTTTTCAGGGAGACAGATATAGTTTTATTTATTATAAAAATTAATTATATATATTTAATAAATTTGAAATCGAATTTATATAAAGATTAATTTCTTATTATATATATATAAATGGAAACTATTAAAGATTACGATGATTATGAAATAGATATTTCAGGTAATGTTCGGAGTAAAAAAAAAGAAATGTTTTTATCCCAAAGAATTAGACCAGATGGCTATAAATATGTTAAATTATCACAAAATAAGAAAAAAACATATATTGCTGTTCACAGATTACTTGCATTACAATTTATTGAAAATCCTGATAATTTACCAGTAGTTGATCATATTGATGGTAATCGTTTAAATAATGATATTGATAATTTAAAATGGGTTAGCAGAAATGGACATTATAATCGAAAAGAGGTTAAAGGTTATTCTTTTTATAAAAGAACAAAAAGGTGGAGAGCTCAATATCAAAATAAAGATAAAAAAATACATATTGGATTTTATGATACAGAAGATGAAGCTAGAAATGCATATTTAAATGCGATTAAAGATCAATAAATTATGTCCAAGTTCCAGGTTTTTTTTTCTCTTTTTTATCAATATATGAGTAACCAGCATTCTGACCAAAAATATCAAAAAAAGAAAAATGAATACCAGCCTTCTGAATATATTTTACTAGCATACTATCAATGGCTTTTTTTTGAGTAACTGCATTTATTGTATTTAAAATATATTGTGCACGTTCCCATGTTGGAATGAGATATGCGTGACAACAATATACCCAATCATTTTTGGGATTTTGACTGAAACCTAAATATACTATATAATCATGTGGAAAATTACTGTTCCCCTGATTTTTTTTTTCTTTAAGTACTTTGTGAAGATGATCCAGTTTATTTTCCTTTAAGTAGGCATCATCTTCAAAAATTATTGTATCATTTAATTTATTTTCAACTATATATTCTAAAGCCTTTAAGTGACTAAGTAAACAACCAACTCTTCCAATTACTTTTTCGGAATACATGAGAACAGGCATACATAAAAAATTATCTGGATCTGTCCAGTACAAAATTTCATCTTCATCAAAATCAAATTTTGCATCAATTATTGTTGCATTATCTGGATTTAAAGAATATAATTTATTCACGTTTTCCGTTCTATCCTTAGAATGTTCTTTAGAATGTATTATTAAAATTGGATTATCGATGCTATCCTGCATATCCCAATTACAGTGATTCATATATCCTACTTAAAGAAAATAATTTTATGAACAATGTTTTAAATTATTATTAACTCTTTGTAAATTATTAATAAATTCTTTTATAGGTAATGCATCCATAATAGCCTGATAATTTTTCCCAAAAATATGTATATTTTCCCCTATTATAGGTTTATCAATATCTAATTCTAAAAACCAATCTAAAATGGGAAATATATTTTTAATGATTTTACGATTTTCATTAAAATAATCGAACTCATCTTTTGTAACATTAAATCCATATTTTTTTTTCCAAGCTTTATTTTGGTGTTGCCAGAGATCAAATTTTTTTCTATATGCATCTAACTCTTCTTGATCCTTATAATGACAAACTACACCTGTTTCTTTTGATTTATGTAAATTTACCAATCTTCTTGTGCCGATTTTCATTTATATTAATTTATGTATAGATATTTTTTAAATATTTTTATCTAAGTCAAATTCAAATTTTTTAAATATTAGATTTATTAATTATTAATATTTAATAAATTTGAAATCGAATAAAATATAAAGATAAAATCTATATTATATATATATAAAAAAAAAATGCCTCCCGAAAATAATTGTGATGATAATTTAATAAAACATGTCAGAAAATATATGATAGAAACTGGTGCAACCAGAAAAATAACTCTTACCTCAGATAATAGACGCGAGTATTCTTTAAGTAGTTTTTTCAAAATCCTGGAAAATGAATTTGGAAAAGACTTTAAGTATGGTGTATTTTATACAGTGTATTACAAAAATGAAAGTGGCCAGCTAAATAAAGAATATTTTGGTTTGGAAACAGGTTATGAACATAAACCATCTTTGATAAAAGATTTCGGTGACGAACATCTGGTTAAAGCGAAAAGAAGAGCCGATGAATTTGCAGAAAATAAAACTGATGTAAGTGTTCAAAAAACATACCAAGTTTGGTTTAAAGGTTCACCAATGGTTTGTATTGATATTGATAATGAAGAATATATTGATTTAAAAGATATTTATAAAAATTTTCCCTTTTTGAAAAATGCACCTTACATAAAAGGTAATACAAAGGGCTATCATTTCTTTGTGAAAAATGATTTCTTTAAAAATTATAATGGTTCAGATAAATGTTTATTTATCTATGATGGAGATATGAAAGCCAATATGACTTTTGAAAAATTTGATAAAACAGTATATAATGTTAAAAATGGGGTTGGTATACCTCATATATCAAAAGAAGATGCACAAAAAATATTTGATCATGAAGATATATTAAGTTGGGAAAAAAAAGATAAAAAAAGTTTTGAGCAAAATGAGCAAAAAGTAGCAAATAATAATTTTAATAAAGATGAAGTTTTAGACTTTTTGAATAATATTAAAATAACACCATATTGTGATAAATATCCTCATTGGTCTAAAATAGTTTCTGCATTAAGAAATATTGGATGCCCTGAATTAATACATGATTGGTCTAAAAAATCCCCAACGAAATATGATGAATATAAAGTAAATAGATATTTACAAAATAGTGATTACCGAACTGTAGGTTTCGGTACAATAAAATATTATAGTAAAGAATCCAATAAAGATAAACATTTTCAACTTCATAATAAATGGCGAAAATCTAAAATATTATTGGATGAATCACTTGCAGATGATGATTTCTGTAAATTATATCTTGAAGAAAATGATGAAATATTTTATCATCCATCTGAAGATAATAAATGTATTTTTATATATAATAAGTTACTTCGGATTTGGGAAAAAGTTTATGAACCCAAGGACATCACTTATTATGTAATTGAAAAATTACATCCTATACTTTCAGCTGGTTTATCGAAAGTTGAAAAAGAAAATTATAAGTTAAAATGTAAGAGTTTATCAAAATGCGATGATTGCGAAATATGCACTCAAAAATGGAAATTGAAAAAAAAAGCGGAAAAAATTGAAAAAAACATTTTTAAAATTAAAAGTAATTCAACACAGACTCAAGTTGCAAAATCAATTATTGCTTATTTGAAATGTAATCCAAATAATATTACGATGGATCCTAATCCACATTTATTTTGTTGGTTGGATAAAAGTTTTGATATTAAAGAAAATAAATTTGTTGAAAGATCACTTGAAGATTATGTAACAATTACATCTGGATACAGATATGATGATTATCCAAAATGTACAGAAGATAAGTTAAAAAAATTGGATAATATTTTCAAAGATTCATTACCAAATGAACATGTAAGAAAATGTTATATTAGTATTTTGAGAAGTGGTTTAATAGCGGAATTATTACCCAACTTTGTGTGTATAAACGGGAAAGGTAGAAATGGGAAAGGGCTTATTAATAAACTAATGATGCATTTAGTTGGTAATTACGGGTTGACTGCTTCTTCGGTTATTTTAACAAAAAAAATTGATGGTTCAAAACCTGATCCATCCATTGCTAACATGCATATGAAAAGATTTATTGATTATTCTGAACCTGAGGAGGGTGATGATGCAAAAGCAAGTACGATTAAAGGTATTACTGGTGAGCAAAAACTAGCATGTCGTGGATTATATTCTAATAAAACTGAAATACTTAACAGAGGTACACATATCTGCCAATGTAATGAAAGATTAAATATAAAAGGTGATGTTGATAATGCATCAATGATACAAAGATATGTTGATATTAATTTTGTAATAGAATTTATTTCGGATGATTGCGAAGAAAATGTTGATAAACTAAGAGAATGTCCTGATATTTATAAAAAGAAAGTCCCTGAATATGATACAGATAAATTTAGAGATGAATATAAAATTACATTATTCCATTATATAATTAATAATTCGAAACCAAATATATTTATTCCAGATATAGTTAAAGAAAGATCAAAACAGTTTCTTGAAAGTTGTAATACTATATTAACCTATTTTTATGCCAATTATGAAAAATCTGAAAATAAAAATGATTTTGTATGTTTACCTGATATATGGAAACATTATCAATTTAGCGAAGAATATAAAAATTTGGATAAAAAAGAAAAACAATTAAATAAAAAAAAATTAGTTTACGAAAAGTTGGAAAAAAAATTTAATATTCTCCCACGAAAAGAAATTAATAAAGTTGAATACAGGGGGCTTATTTTTGGTTATAAACTTATTGAAGTGGATAAACTTATTGAAGTGGGAGAATAATTTATAATAATAATATTTTAATGTCGAAAATTTATAAAAACCGTCAAAACCGTCAAAAATTTTTCAAAAATGTCAAAGTCTATATAGAATTTTATAATTTCCTTATTGACTTTTACTTTTTTCAATTTTTTTTGACGGTTTTGACGGTTTTTATTTTTAACATCGAATTTTTATAATTTAATTTTAATAAGTTAATTACTTAAAATAATAATCCTTATAATATTTATAAAAATGAAAGAAATAATTGATAATAATGATTTAGATCAAGAACAACTCGAACAAAAAAAAGAATTTGATAATAGTGAGAACAAGTTCCTTTTTCTAAAAAACTTGATAAATTCAGATACTGAACATCTTAATAAAGATAATTATAGAAAATTCATGACGGAAGTTTTAACTGATTTTTGTAAAAATCACTTAAACAAAGAAAATAATACCCATGCATATTGGTTTAAAAAAGTTATTGAACAGATTTATTATGAAAGATTCGAAGAAAATATGAATTTTGATTTTGATGTTAGTAAATATGATCCTATTAATTAAAATCCTCGCATTCTTGCACGAGTTCTCCAATCTAATTTTTCATAAGGATCGACTTGTTGTTCTTCTTCATCACTTTCCACAATTACTTTTTGTTTTTTTGGTTTTTCAATTTTATTTTTCTTTTTTTTAATTACTCTTATTTCTTCTTCTTCCGACTCTTCACTTTCTGATTCCTCAACATAAACAACTTTTTTTTTCTTTTTAGGTTTGGGAGCTGGTTTTTTAACTTTTTTTCTAACAACTACTTGCTCTTCTTCAGATTCTGTATCAGGTTCTGTAACAGGAGTATAGTCTTCATCATCATCATCATCATCTTCAACTTCTTCAACAGGTGGATCTTCTTTTTTCGGAGTATTATTCTGCATAGTCATTTGTTTAAAATTTTCGGGAATCTCATTTTTCTTTTTGCCGATAACCATTTCTCTTGCTTTACTTTTAGCGGATTTTTTTATTTCTTTTTCTACTTTTTTAATTTCATCTTTATTATCTTTTCTAAGTTGAATATTCTTTCTGCGTGTTTCTAAAGCCTTTTCCCATGCTTTCATTTGCGCCTCCGATTTTTTTCTTTTTGGTTTTTCAATTGTTTTTTTTACAGCATTTTCAGGAGGTAAAGGATCATTTGATTCCTGTTTTTCCTGTTTTTCATCGCCAGAACTTTGTTCTAATATTTCATCGATATTATCCATTTTTATATTATTATCGAACATTTTATTTCTATAATAATAAAATTAAAAAATTAAATTAATTAAATAGAAACTAATTTCATTAAATCTAAATGCTTTTTAGACCTTTTATGCCTTACTAAATGATCTTTAGTTCCGAAAAAACCACATTCACATTTTACTTTCTCAGTTTTTTTTTTTTCAAGTATTTTATCTTTATTTTCTTCATAATATTGTTTTTTTTGTTGAATTATTTTATCGTGATTAGCTTCATAATATTCTTTACTTGTCCTGTTAGGAACATTTTGATTAACACAACCATTATTTAAAATATGATATTTTTCTTTACTTTTTAATTCATATATATCATTACAACTAAAATTTTCAATTAATTCAATATAAAAATCACCGTTTTCAATTATTTGAAAACTTGTCATATATTTTTTTTTTGTTTTAAGCCAAAATTTATAACCTTCTATATGTTTTTGCAATCTTTTAGACAGATATTTTTGACAAGTACAACCAATATATATAAGTCCAGTCAAATTACAGACTATTTTGTATATTTTCCCGTTTGCATAATTTACCATGTTTTATCCTTTTTTATCCTTTTATCTTTAAATCATTTTCAAATTTATTAATTATGAAAAATAAATAATTGTTTTTTTTTTAGTTACTTTAAAGGGAAGTGGTTTCCCATGTTCCAATTTTACTGTCCCTCTTTTTACTCGAGATCTGCATGTAATATTTTCTTGTTTCCGATAATTATTCATATAATTTTTCATATAATTACGATAATGTTCCAAATTTTTTTCACGCCATTTTTTGTGATTTAAATTCATTTGTGCTTGTTTAAGAATATTCATCATTATATATATACTCCTAAAATTTTATTTCATAATTTCCGTGTTTTTTCTTCATATTTTTATTTTTAATTTTTTTCATAGCTTTTTTTAATGTCTTTAAGTCCTGATTTATTTTTCTATGCTCTTCTGCCATTATAGGTAATCGACATAAAGCTCTGCAGTATGAATATACCGCAAAATTATTAGTTAAATTATATGGATGCATATCTTTTAATAATTCATATAAACTCCAATAATCTTGACTATCAATAAATTTTTTTTCCATAAATCTTAATTTAGTTTCTGGGAGATTAAAATTTAATTTTGGGATTAACTTTTTTAATTCATCTTCACTCATAGCAAGTGGATTATAATCATTTTGTGTTTTAAAAACTTCTTCTTGTTCACCTATAAAATTGTATGGAATCCTATGAACAAGTTCATTCCCCAATCTTAAATCTTCATTCATTTCAAATTTTATAATCGGGCCAACTACTTCATGAAAATTTCTATTCACAATATTATTCATTTATTTTAACAAAAGATATTTATTTTTTTATTTTTAACTTAATCCTCAATATCATAAAATGCTTCAATCCTTAATGATAAGTCCCAAAAATTCACCGCGTTACTAAAATCAATCCCAACATTATCGACATCTGTAATTTGTAAATCAATAGATTGGGGTAATGAATTAATACCATAATATGCAGTTGGATTTTGATAATGCAAAGCTAAATCTACTGTTCTTCCACTAGCGATATTGGGATTAAAAATACTCGCCACGACATTATTATTCCCGCCAGTTAATGATGAATAAGAATCATTTTGAGGTAAATAAAGTTTCAAAACTACAGAATCACTTGTTAATCCTTTAAGTGCTACATTAAAATTATCCACATATAATTTGTAAGAATGATATTGTATTTTTTTGGCTGGAAGACGAACATTAAATCTATAGTTTCCTGTAGTCTCAGTATGACTTGTTGGATTTTCAGACTCCAAATAAATATTGTATATATCCATTTTTTCTCTCATTTTATATAATCACAATATATTATTTTATTAAAAATTAATTATTATTATTTTCATTTTCATTTTCCTGTGCAGGAACTTCCCTTGCTAAAACAGGTTGAACTACTTGTTCATCTTTTTCATGGATAATTTCCCTATCACAATTTATACAGTCCCAACAACAGCGAATTTTTGAACATCGTGAGTGGAATAATGTGGTGAGTATCCCAGAGCATGTAGATCCGATTACAGCGATAAGAGCGACCCATTCGGGACCAGTCATTTATTATAATATAACATATTAGTTCATTTTTATTTCCCAGAGATAAATTAGTGGATAAATTTTACATTTTGAAAATAATATCATATTATACAAAATTATACTATTGTATATTCATTGTACAAAATATTCCATAATATAGTTCATTTTATATCCCAGATATAAATTTATTTCATTGGTTCACATTTCCAACTCCAATGATATGACCAATAATTAGCTGTATTTTTATCTTTATAAGTTAGTTCACCTTTACCATTTCTAATACCTTTTGCTCTTGCACAATATGATTTTTGCCTCTTTTTATCACCATGTTGTCTGAAATCTTCCATATTTTTTGCACCAAAATGAATAATACCATTATCAGTCAATACCATATATTTTTTGTCTTTTCGAGAGGATTTAACAGGTTTATTTTTTTTTAATTTCATTTATTATAAATAATTATTTAAAATTTAAATATTGATTTATAATATAAAATGCCAACACACTACGGGGGAACTAAAAAACCTAAATCAAAACCAATGATGAAACCTAAATCAAAGTCAATGATGAAGGAAAAACCTGCTATGAAGCCTAGAAAGAATTTATCTCCCAGACAAAAAGCGTTAATGAAAGAACATAGTGTTCATCATACTAAAAAACATTTAGATATGATGACGAAGTTGATGAAAAAAGGGATGTGTTTTGAACAAGCCCATGAACAAACTATGAAAAAGATAGGGAAATAATTTAAATTTTTGGGAGTTTATATTTATCGACTATAGCTTTATCGATTTTTCTAGATGGACCTCCAACTAAAACAGACGCTAAACGGGCTTTACCCCACGACATTGGCGTTTGATTCGGGCGTGATCCTGAAGAAAAATAAGCTCCTTTTCCTTTCATTATCACTTCTTCCATACCAGCCTTTAATTCTTTTTTTCTTTTTTCAGTTCTACTAAATTTATCCGCTAATTTATCGATATTTATTGGTAATCCAGTTTTTTTTTTTACTTCCTGAGTATAACTGGAAGTTCTAGATTTAAATGTTTTTAATTTTTCTCTGGGAGTAAACTTACCTTTTTTATAATCGGAAGTTGATTTTTCCAATTGTTTCTTTTGCTTTTTTTTATCTGCTTCACTTAATGATTCAGGAACATATTTTTTGGAAAATTTTTTGTCAGCCATTTATATATTATATTACATTTTAAATTCTTTAAAACTTTTTGATGCATTTAATTTATCAATTGTATTTTTTAATGAACTAATTTGTTCTTGTTGTTTTTCAACTGTTTCAATTAATTGTTGAACTACACCAACAGTTAATAAATTTATTCTACTATAATCAACTGATCTCATTGGTTCTTCTTCATCAAACTCTTTATTAGGTTTTCTTATTCTAAAATCTTTTTTTTCTTTTCCATTTGATTTATCCCAATCTGATTTTCTCTTATGCCATTTTTCTAATTCCTTGGGATATAATTCTTTCCAATTTTCTTTTTTATTTTTCCATTTTTCTCTTTTATTTATTCCTATTGATGATTCTAGTTCGGGATATAAATCATAAAATTCCTGAGCGATAACACCATAATGAATATTATTATATTTTATGCTATATCCTGGATCTTTTCTTCTTTCCTCACTTGCAAACTCACTTTCTTTTAATTTATATGTTACTGTTCTTATTTTTTTATATTTTTCAAAATCGCTATTTTTAAAAGTATTTACGGATGTTTTTATTCTTTCATCAGAAGGTCCATCAACCTCTCCTGTATCAGATATAGTCCAAGCGCGTGGACTAGTAGAGGGGTAATTATCTTCATCAATAAATTGTAATGCTACACCTCCGTTCGCTGCGTTGCTTATAAACATTAAATCTGCATTACTCATTACACAAAAACCTTCTGTGTTATTTAAGTTCCCACCAAAGAAACCCATAAACTCTTCATTACTAGGTGTGGCTAAACCTGATAGACCAGCGCTTCCAAGATTACTTCCGAAAACACCACCCTCTGTCATTCCAAAAGATCCATATTGATGATAATTTGTACTATTCAGAGTTACATTTGTGTTTCCAAAAAATGTAAGACTTTCTCTTGCTAGTCCATTAACTCTAACTTTAGCATCACCTGCCATTCGGAAAGTAATATTTGAACTTAATGTATTATCAAAAGTATCATTGGGTGCATTTAAATGTAATTCAGTCCCATTTTGATGATAAGACATATATGCTCCTGCTATTGATGCTCCATTATCTGTTCCTGACGGGTCAAAAAGATGAACACGAGCATTTGACCCAACTTCTTCAATTTGAACTCTGTTATCACAACAGTTAAAAATATCTCCTGCTACTTTAGCGTTTAAATTTACGAATAATCCAAAAGTAGTATCTAGTTGGATAAAATTAGTTGTTGTTGTCGCATTTCGGATCTTAGCTGAA